GACGTAGGTACACGCATCTACCGCAGCAGGGTGGAGCCGCTGGCTCGTGGTGAATTACCGGCGCTGGTGGTTGAGCCGATCAGTGATGTGTGCGTGCAGTTGACTAGCGCGCCAACGCTGGATTGGACCCTAACAGTGCGAGTTGCTGTGATTGTGCGAGGGAATATCCCGGACCAAGTTGCAGATCCGATCATCGAATCACTGCACGCGAAGATCATGGGTGATCTCACCTGCAATGGGTTCGCCTATGACGTGCAACCGATTGGAGTGAGTTTTGATCTGCAGGAGGCAGACCAGCCATCTGGTGTGATCTCCTGTGATTTCGCAGTGAAGTATCGGACTCGTGTCGCTAATTTGGCTCAGAGTCCGTAGTAGCTACGATGATGGACGAACACAAAGGCCAGGGCGGCAGCTATCTGGTCGACAAGAAAACCGGCAAGCGAAAGCTCGTCGAGCGGACTCAGCCGGCCCCTCATCCCACATCCGAGGTAGCCACCAATGGCCTCAGTTCTGACACGCCGGCGCCTGATCCTGGCGAAGATTGAATCGACTTACGGCACGGATTCGACTCCTACCGGAGCCAGCAACGCGATTCTGGTTCGCAATCTTGAGATTCAGCCCCTGGTTGCTGAGACCGTCAACCGCGACCTGGTGCGCCCTTACATGGGGCAAGCCGATCAACTGCTGGCGCAGACCCGCGTTGAGGTGAGCTTTGAGGTTGAACTGGCTGGTTCTGGCACCGCTGGCACCGCTCCTGCCTATGGTCCAGTGCTGCGCAGTTGCGGGCTGAGCGAGACCATCGTCGCCGATACCAGCGCCACCTACGCGCCTGAGAGCAGCGGGTTCGAGAGCGTGACCATCTACTACCACGAGGATGGGATTCGCCATAAGGTGACCGGCTGCCGCGGCACATTTGAGCTGACCGGCGAAGTGGGCCAGATTCCGGTGATCTCCTTCACCATGACGGGCATCTACAACGCCCCGACTGACGAGACTCTGCCGACTCCTACCTACGCGAACCAGGCCACCCCGCTGATCTTCAAGCAGGGCAACACCACCAACTTCTCGGCCTTCTCCTACAGCGGCTGTCTACAGTCGTACAACTTCAGCATTGCCAACGACGTGATCTATCGCGAGTTGGTCGGCTGCAGTAAGGAGATTCTCATCACCAACCGCGCCCCCAGCGGCACGATCGTGATCGAGGCCCCGACCATTGCTACGAAGGACTTCTTCACCATCGCTACCGGCACCAGCACGGGAAGCATCACCTTCCAGCATGGTCAGACGGCTGGCAACATCTGCACGGTGACCACTGCTCAGTCAGACCTGGGCAACCTGAGCTATAGCGATCAGGACGGAGTGCAGATGCTGAACATGCCATTCATTGCAGTTCCGACCAGTTCGGGCAATGATGAGCTGAGTATCGCCTTCACCTGATCTTGGCTTTCGTCCTTAAGCGGTCTGGCTCTTACAGCTGGCCTGTCCATTTCGACATTCCTGTCGATGGCGGCCGCTTTGAGCGCCAGACCTTTGATTGTGATTTCAAGCAGCTATCCCAGACCCGGATTCAAGAGCTGAGCGAAGGGATCGGCAACGATGAGTTGTCGGCGCTGGAGATTGCAGCTGAGGTTCTGGTTGGTTGGTCTGGTGTGACCGACGACGAAGGCAAAGAGGTGCCCTTTAGCCAGAAGAGCATGGCGGATCTACTTGAGGTTCCGATGCTGGCGAGCGCCATTGTCATGGCCTACTTCGAGAGCCTGCAGGGAGCTAAGCGAAAAAACTGACAGAGGCCGCGGAACATTGGGCTAGCGGCGGCGTCGTTGATGAAGTCGCCGCTGATGCCGCGGCCATGGGGTTGGAACTACCGGATCTCCCCCCACCACCGGAAGAGAATTTCTTCGTCTGGGAAACGAACTGGGAAATCGTTCAGATGTTTCTGCGCCTGCAGACGCAGTGGCGCACGAACATGTCTGGAGTGACGGGATTGGACTATACAGCGGCCGAATGGCTGTTTAAGCTGTACGCAGTAGAAGAGCCGCGGGAACTGCTGGAGGGCCTGCAAGTCATGGAGGCAGCAGCAATGAGCAAGCTCAACCAATCCAGCTAGCCATGACCCTCAACCGCGACGCCGCATTCCGCCTCAAGGTCAACGTCGACGGTGCCAATCAGATCACTGCGTTCAATCGCAATCTGAAGGGCTTAGAGACCACTGCCCAGTTAAGCAAAGCCCAGCTCGGGCAGATGAATATCCAGATCAACCGCATGGCGCGGGAGGCTGGAAATACCACTGCCGGGATTCGGCAGCACATCGCAGCGCTGACCACGTTGCGCGATCGCGTTGATCTCAACAGCAAGGCATATCAGCGCTTGGGCAATGAGATCGATCAGTTGCAGGCAAAGCTCCGTGCAGCATCTGGTGCAGCCGGTGGCAGCGCTGCGACTGGTGGCGGATTCCTACAGGGCATCCTGGCACTCAGCGGCAAGATTGCTGCGATCACTGCAACCGCTGCTGGCGTTGGCTATCTCACGAAGCAGATCGCTGATACGGGAATCGCCGCTGTTGAATCGCAGCGTCGCCTTGATCTGCTGAGCAGAGGTTTTGATGATTTTGCACGAGTTCAAGATGCGGCTAATGCTGCTGCCTCAAAGTTTGGCCTAACTCAAACCGAAGCGAACGAACAATTTGCGCAGATCTATGCCCGTCTGCGGCCTATTGGCCTGACGCTTGGCGAGATCACCAGCGTCTACAACGGATTTAATACTGCAGCCAAACTGAGCGGCACTACTGCGCAGGAGGCAAGTGCTGCATTTCTACAGCTGAGCCAAGGCTTGGGGACCGGAGTGCTGCGCGGTGAAGAGCTGAATAGTGTTTTCGAGCAGACCCCAGCTGTCGTTCAAGCGATTGCTCAGGAGATGGGCGTCGCTATTGGCGACATTCGCGATCTGGCCAAGGAGGGCAAGATCACTAGCGACATTGTGCTGGCAGCATTGCAGCGCATTGAGCGAGATGGCGCTAACAAGCTGGCCGAGGCGCTGAAGGGACCAGCGCAGCAAATGAAAAACCTGGCCAACTCGGTCAACAATTTGCAGGTTGCAATCTCTGATCTGGCGTTGCCTGCTTTTGTCGGGATCATTGGCAATTTGACCGATAAGGCAAACGATGCGGTCACGATTGTCAACAATCTGGGCGACGCTTGGAAATACGTCAGCAGTCAGCTGGGTTTTGTTGCTTGGGGGCTTGAAAATGTCATCAATTTTTTGAAGGTCACTCCTCCTGGTTTGTTTTTTCAGGGCATTCAGTCCTTTCTACCCAACCTGCGACGTGTGACCGTTGGCCTTGCCGCTAGGCAGCGCCAGGCTGAACAGGACGCATTTATTGGACCGCGAGCACCGGAGTTCTATGGGCCTGGCGGCGCGCCTACGCCTACGCCAACACCAAGACCAAGACCTACTGCTGGTGGATCTACCGGCGGCGGCCGCTCATCTGCTGCAGAAATCCGGGAAATCAGCCAGGCGGAGCTGGACCTAAGCAGAAGACTCAATGCTGCCCGTGTTAGCGAGAATCAATTACTTGAAGCGCAAACACGCTTCGAGTTGGACATGCTGGAAATCGGCAAGCAGAAGCTGGGCCAGCGGGCGAAATTAAAAGCCGAAGACGAGGCGGCAACTCGCCTGCGCATGGCAGAGATGAACTTTGCCAAAGAAGCTGGCAGCGCTGTAGCGCAGGCATTCTTGGAAAGGAACAAGCTGCAAGAGGACTACAAGAGAGTGGTCGAAGACTTGCAGATCAAGACCGGAGAAATCACTGGTGACAAACTGAAGCAGATCGAGATCGATCGCGAGGTTGCGTCAATCCTTGAGCGGTTGCCTGGTCTGACTCAGGCGCAGATCGATAAAATCAAGGAGCTTGTGACTGCCAGCAAGGAGGTCAAGGACAGCTTCAAGGACACCTTCAACGACAGCTTGAAGCAGTATTTTGACGAACTAAAGAACTTTGGCGGCCAGGTTGGCTCAGCAGTTGTTGGTGCGTTCAGAGGTCTGGAAGACCAGCTGACCACGTTCGTCACCACCGGCAAAGCCAATTTCCGCGATTTGGCGAACAGCATCATTGCGGACATCACCAGGATCGCGATCAGGCAGGCAATTATTAAACCGCTGGTTGGCGCGTTGTTCCCTAATTTGACAGCATCCGCCATGGGCAACGTCTTCGCCCAGAACGGCATCCAGAAGTTCGCCCGCGGGGGCGTTATCGATAAGCCGACCGTCTTCCCGTTCGCCAATGGCATTGGCCTGATGGGCGAAGCTGGTCCTGAGGCGATCATGCCCCTGCGTCGCGGACGTGATGGGCGTTTGGGAGTTGAGGCTGCGAACGGTGGCGGTGGCGTCAACGTCAATGTGAGTGTTGATGCTGCTGGTAGTAGCGTGCAAGGCAACGGCAACCAGGCCAATCAGCTTGGTCAGGCCATTGGCGCTGCAGTTCAGGCTGAGCTAATCAAGCAGAAGCGTCCCGGAGGCTTGCTCGCATAATGGCCACCTTTACCTACACCCCTAGCTTTTCAGCCGATCTGCAAGAGCAGCCACGGGTTCGGACTGTCCAGTTCGGAGATGGTTATGAGCAGCGGTTGGCCTTTGGGGTCAATACGCAGCCCAAGGTTTGGTCATTAAAATTTGCCAACCGAGATGATTCAGAGCGCGACAACATCCTTGCATTTTTGCGTGCCCGCGGTGGCGTTGAATCATTTGATTGGACTGACCCTAATGGCTACGCAGCCAAATGGGTCTGCAGTCAATGGGACACCAGCCAAGTGAGCTGCAATTTCAACGACATATCAGCCACCTTCCGCCAGGTATTTGAACCGATCTGATGGCATATACCGCTTGGCAAGCCAGTACCGCCTACGCCGTTGGTGATGTTGTCCGCGCTGTAGCGCAACAAGGCACCGGCTTCGTCTTCCGCTGCATCGGCGCTGGTACATCGGGATCTGCGGCGTATTACGCAGGACTCAATCAAACAGAACCAAGCTGGCCGAAGGTTCTATACAAAACCAAGACCAGCGGCGCAGCAAACGACGAAGGCTTCGTTGTCGATGGCACCGTCACCTGGGCAGCGGTCAGCGCAGTTTCAGAAGAACTGCAAAAGCTATCGCCCAGCGCAATCATTGAGCTGTTCCAGCTTGAGCTTGTTTCTGGACTTCATTACGACCCCGGCGACCCACCAGCAACAACCACCTACTACTTCCACGCTGGCACCAACGAACTGAGCGGCAACATTGCCTGGGCTGGTACGACCTACACCAGATTCCCCGTTCAGGCACAAGGGTTTGAGTATGCCGGAACTGGTCAGCTCCCGACGCCAAACCTGACCGTTGCCAACCTCAACGGACTGCTGACTTTTGCGCTGCTGGAGGTCAACGCATATACGCCCGGCAATGACCTGATCAATGCCAAAGTCACCAGGATCCGCACACTGAAGAAATACCTAGACGCATCTAACTTCACTGGTGGCAGCAATCCAACCGCCGATCCGCAAGCTGAATTTCCCCGCGAGATCTATTACATCGCCCGCAAAACCGCCGAAACCCGCGACGTGATCTCCTGGGATCTGGCGAGCGTGTTCGATATGCAGGGCGTTCGTGGTCCAAAGCGCCAAGCAATCCATATGTGCCAATGGGTCTACAAGTCGGCAGAGTGCAGCTATACAGGCGCACTGCCCACCTGTGCCAAAACACTGGCTGATTGTGAGAATCACTTCGGCGTCAACAACCCGCTGCCCTTCGGCGGCTTCCCTGGAGTTGGTCGATTCACATGATGATTAAAGACGCTGCCAAGGCTGCTGCACTGGAGCACGCCCAGCAAGAATTTCCCCGCGAAGCCTGCGGTTTGCTGCTGGTGATCAAGGGGCGGCAGAAGTATTGGCCGTGCAAGAACCTGGCACCCGAAGCGAACGATTATTTCCAGCTTGATCCAGACGACTACG